AGCTCGGGCCGGTCGTCCTCGCCGCCGAGCTCGCCGAGCGCCGTCGTCCGGTACTCGGTGACGACATCAGCGGTGTACAGCTCCTTCGACCGGATCTGCTCGGGGAACACGAGCTGCCGTTGGAAGCGATCCCACTTGAGCCAGAACTTGCCGGACGCGAACGCGAGGTTCTCCTGCCACGTCGGTTCGAGCCGCTTGCGGTCTTCTTTCGCGTCGCCGATCCGGTCGCGGATCGTCCGGGTGACCTCCCGGCCGTCTAGGATCTGGCCGTCGACGACAACGCCGAGGTCAGCCATAGGGGAGCTGGTCCGGGCTCACGAGCAGCATCGCGATGTCCTCGGGGTCGACGGGTTCCGGTTCGGCGTAGGCGGGCGCCTGCTGCCACGGCCTGCCGACGACGTTGCAGAGCTGGTTCACGAGCAGGTCCTCCCGTCGCGCGTGCGACCTCGCTTGCGACCGGAGCAGCCCGGCGAACACGATCACGGTGAGGGCGATGGCGGCGGCCTCGGCGAGCGCGACGAGGATCATCGGTTCCGCCCGGCGGCGAGCATGTGCGTAACAGCGGTGTGCCGCGCGTGCCTCCGCGTGCCTTTCCGCTTCGCGTAACGGGGCAGCTTGCCCGGGTTGTCGAACCCGTGCTTGGCGACCCACCCGTGGCCGAACCTGGCGTTCAGGTAGCCGCGCTGCGCCTCCGAGACGGCAGGCATCTACGCGACCGATTCAGCGATGGCGCCGCGGACATCCGAGAGGCGATGCTCGAGCGTCCGGGCGAGGTTGGTCGCGTCCTCGACCTCCCGCTCGGCCTGCTCGGCCCGCTGCCGCTGCTTGACACCGTAAGCGATCGCTTCCTTGAGCACGGCGCCCACGTCCTCGAGCTCCTTGTCCCGCAGCCCGAGCGTCTCGTCGAGGTTGACGAGCTCGTCCATCCGCGCCCCTTCCACGTAGCCGAACACCCGGGCGGCGCGTCTCACGCAGAGCCCGCACAGGTAGACGCGTCCGCCGGCGCTGCCGCCAAGGGCGACGAGCTCCCGGTGCGTGTCGACCATCGGGCCTTTACCGGAGTTGCAGCCGACGCAGGTGTGCGGCGCCACCAGCGGCGCGTCAACGACGATGAACTCGAGCACGAGTCCTCCCTAGCGTTCGTAGGCGCCCGCGGTGGGCGAAGCGGGCCGGGGGTTGCCGGCCAGGTCGAAGCCGGGGCTGTACCGCGGATCGGAGTGGCCGATCGCGGGGCTCCCGGCCTGCGGCTTCGAGCTTGGGTCGAGCAGCGGATTAGCGGTCAGGCAGGCGGAGCATGAGGAGAGGCTGAACTGGCCGCCCCCGTTCCCGAACGCGATCAGATGGTCGCCGGGGATCGAACCCTCGTACCCGTAGGACGCGTTCCCCACCGCGATCGAGTTGACGATCCGGTTCCCTGTCGACCCTGATGTGTTGATGAGGCCGCTCTTGGTTCTCGACCCGACGAGCGTGACATGGGTCAGGATCGAGTTGTCGAGTGACGGGTAGAGCTGGCAGCCGAACCCGGAAACGTCTTTGATGAGCACGTTCGCGAGCAGGTAGCCGGTGCCGTTCAGGTAGCAGCCGTGCTCGTGCTCCTTGATGAACTGCGTCGCGTTCGGGTCGCCGATCCGTTCGATCCGGACGTTGATGATCTGCCAGTTCGACGTGGACGACGACGTGATGATCCCCTGCGCGTACTGGCCGCCGCGGGTCACGTCATGGATGTAGAGCCCGCAGAGTTCGACGTTCGACCCGCCCGGCCCGTAGACACCGTTCTCGTCCGACCGGGTGCTCCCGTCGATCTCGAGGTTGCGAACCCGGACGTAGCTGGCCGACACGTTCAGCGTCGTGTCCAGCACGACCCCGCCCGCACCCTCAATCGTGATCGGGGCTGCGGCGGTGCCTGACCGGCTAACGGAGTACGCGGCTTCGCCGGCGCCGTAATGGCCGGCCGCGAGACGAACGATCTGGCCGGGGTTGACGGAGCCGAGTGCGGAACGCAAGCCTGCGCTCGTGGACACGTTGATGACTGAGCCGGTGGACTCCGCGATCCGTGCGGGCAGCAGGCTCCCGGCCGGCCACGATGCTGAGTTGCACGCCGGCCCGCTCGGGGGCGGCGGCGGCACGGTCGTCGTGGTGGTCGTCGTTGTCGTGGGCGGCTGCGTCGTCGTGGTCGTGGTGCCGGTCACGGTGACAGTGACGGTGCTGATCGGCAGCGTCACATCGTGGATGGCGCCGGGGATCGTCACGACCCGGTCAGGGTCGGTGACTGTCACAACAGTTGTTGTCTCGGCGGCTCCTTGCCCTAACGCGACCGCGGTGACGAACCCGGCGGCGAGCAGGACGATGAGGGCGGCGGCGCGGCGAAAAGTCATGTGTCTCCTACAGGTAGGCGTAAGGGCTGAGTGGTTCCCGCTCGTCCATCCGCTCCTCGTAACGTTTCATCAGCGCGGCGCGCGGGTCGTCAAGCTCCTGCTCCGGCTCCTCGGAAGCGCCCGGCCGGGACATGACGCCGTACCGTGCGGCAGCGACCGCGTGCCCGTGGCGGGACTCCCAAACCGGGTCGATCATTTCTCCGGCGTAGCGTTTCTCGATCGGCTGCAACGAGGCGGTGCGTAGCTGCTCCGTCAGTTGCGGGCACGCCTGCTCGACGATGAACATGCGCGGGGCGCCGTACTCGCCGCGGCGCGGGTGCCAGTCAGGGAAACGCCGTTCCGGGTCAAGCTCGAGCAGTTCGCGCAACCGGAGGTAGCCGGCCCGCGGGTTGTTGTTGGCGGGGATGATGTGGACGCCGTTGTCGAGGAACTCGGTGTGGATCGTGGCGGGCGCCCCGAACCGGCGGAGCGTCCCCGTCCGGGTAGCGAGCGAAGCGGGGTCGCCGTAACAGGTTTTGGAGCGCCACCCGCCGCGGAGCCGAAGGATCGCCGGCGCCGTTTCGGAGGGGAGGCCGGGCTGGTAGAACGTGTCGAACGCGATCAGGTTGCCGTCGAAGTCAACGGCCCATGCGTGCCACGAGGTCGGGTTGTTGAGCCCGTAGTCCATCGACTCGAAGCGGTCCCACGGCTCCGGGATCTGCATTGGCGCGATCAGGTGGTCGGGCGTGATCGTGAACGCGGCGCCCTCGAACGCGCCCCAGTCGCCGTCGAGGAGCTGCGCCTGCATCGTCGGGTTCAGCTTCCGCAGCCGGGCGACGTAGTCGTCCGTGTCGATGCCGGGGTTGTCCCACACCTTCGCCGGCACGAACGCGACATCGTCGGCGCGATGGTCGATAAACCTGCGCTTCACCCACGCGTGGCCGGGGCCGCCCGGGTTCGCCGTCGACCGTATCCGCATCGGCACTTCGGACAACAGCCCGACCGGCGGTTTGCGCTGGCGGGACAGGCCGATGAACTCGTACACCTGCTCGTCGAAGTGGGTCAGCTCGTCGAAGCCGATGAAGTGATAGCCGCCGCCCTGGTACTGGATCACCGCGTTCGGGTTGTCCAGGTGGCCGAACTTGATTACGGCGCCGGACGGGAACGTCCAGATGTGGTCGGTGCGGTTGTAGCTCGGCCGAATGGATTCCGGTACTTGCGCGAACCACGCCATCGACTGCGGGATCACGTTGCCCGGCTGCTCGAGCTCGGGGAACGTCCGCCGCAGGATCAGCGCCGCGTAGCCTGGAACGTCAACGTACTGCAACGCGGCCATGAGCAGCGCGGCTGTTTTGCCGCCGCCGACCGCGCCGCCGTAGAAGGCTTCCTCGTCATGCAGCGTCAGAAAGATCGCCTGGGGGCCGTTCACTGTCGGCAGGATCGGGCAGTACGTCCGAAGCGGCGGCCAGCTCGCGCCGAGAATCTCCGGCATCAAGCCCGAGCCGATCGCCGAGTCCAAGCTGGCGCGCGAGCGCGATAACGTCCGCAAGTCCGACAACGGCCCTTCCTTCCACTGCGATTGGGGCACCTTCGGGTCCGCTGACCTCGAGCTGTTTCTTGTCGCCGAACTCGTCCGCCTCGAGCCGCTCGAGCACCCACGCGCGGGAGCGCCACTCGTCGTCCTTCCCCGCCTTGAGGATCTCCTCGACGAGCTCGGCGCCGCGTTCCCCGATCGCCTTCTCGACGGCGAGGAACAGCATTCCCTCCCACGCTGGCGGGCCGGTGAGCACGTCCGACTCGTAGATTTCGTGGACTTGGTCGGCGCCTTCGGCGAGCCAGCGGCGGAGGATTCCCGGGGGGACGCCTGCGGCTCTGGCGGCCTGCTTGAGCGTGGCGCCGCCGGCGATCAGGGCGGTGAGGTCCTCGCACAGCTCCGGCGTGATCTGCCGACGCTGGAACTTCTGCCACGAGGCTGCCTTGGTCTTCGCCATCACGCCTTCGCCGCGGCTGGCATGTACGTGCACATGCCCTCGGCCGTGAACAGACGGAACGCCCGGTTTTGGTAGGCGGTGGCGAGCACCGAGATCGCGAACATCAGTTCGGGTGAGGGGGTCACGCGGCTACCTCGTCGAGGAGCCGTTGCGCCCGGCCGCACGCTGCCGCCAGGTCGTCGTTGACGTACTCGACGATCAAAGGTTTTACCATCACGGGACGCGTTCCAATGTGGAGGACGAGGCTGGCAGCGGGTTCGTCCAGGCTGGCTACCGAAGCCTTGCGGTCAGGGTTGAGTCCGAGCCCGACGCGGAGGCCGCGAAGCCTCGCTTTCGACATCAGCTCGGCCATCGCCTGCGTGCCCATGTACCGCTGCTCGACGCCCATCAGCACAGCCCCTTCCAACATGAGAGCGCGCCTAGTCTTGAGCAATTGCCGAATTGACACACCGGCCAAGCGACAAGTCGCGACTAGGCGACCAGAAAAGCCTACCATGCGCGCGCGGACGGACGCGTCAACGCCCATACGCGATCTGCCTGACGCGACGTTCCGACAGGCCGGACCGGCGCGCGACCCGGGCGATCGGCTCCCCGTCCACGACGACCAGGTGCCTGATCCGCTGGTCCCTCACGGTCCCCCCGGTCGCCACGGGCCGCCACCTGCGGTCCTCCCGCGCCCGCCACGCCTCCACGACACCGGCGGCGAGGCTGATCCGGGTGGGAAGCCGAGGAGACACGAACAGGAGCGCGTTCCCGTACGCGAGGTCCGTCCGAGGCGCGCCCGGGTCGTTCGCCGCCCTGACGAGCGCTCGCCGCCACGCCGGCGCCGCCTCCCACAACGCGTCCTCGAGCTCCCGGTACGGCCCGGGGAGCCGGTACGCGATCCGCTCCACCGACGACCCGTTCACCCGCGCGTCCACGCCCGCCACCACCGGCCGCCACCCCGACCCTCCGCACGCCTCGCAGCGGCGGCTGCCGCGAACACCCGACCCGCGCGGCATCCGGTCGTAACGCTCCGGCAGCGGCAGCCACGTCCCGCGCCGCTCATCCCACCGCGACCGC